ATTAATGTCCTATTATTTCGTAATGAACAGTGAGTGACGCACCGAGTACTGGCGTAGTAATAGCAACTGTAAATCTTGATGGGCTTCCGCTTAAATTTGCAGATGCAAACGTGCCGAACATGACTGATTGAAGGTTCATCGTTCCGCACGCCATTGTAACATTCACAGAGTCCGAGTTGTGTGGAAAGGCAATGGGTAATAGTATTTGATGATAGTTTGTATAATATTTCGTGCCGCTGACTACGATTGAATTGTAATCGCCGACCGCAGGTAATTGAACTGTACCCCACTGCCGTATCAATCCACTAGGCATTATTTCAAAACCAGGGTTGCCGAGCTTCGTGTTAAAATCACTTTTAGATAGCGCGCCAACATCTGATGCACTTAACGATATATCTCCATGTAATTGTTTTCCATTTATTTTCTGAGTTTTCTGAGCTGCATTATTCGTAGCGTGCCATTTTGCTTGTCCTGCTAAGTCGTACGCATATTTAACAGCTAATGATGTCGCCGCTTCGGTCTCTGATGTGCTGTTAGTTGATGAACTAAGTTTTACTCTGCCCTTTTTTGACGTAGTTGCATCAATATTCGCATCCCATTTTGCTTGTCCTGCTAAGTCGTACGCATATTTAACAGCTAATGATGTCGCTGCTTCGGTTTCTGATGTGCTGTTTGTTGCTGAGTTAAGCTTTACGCTACCTTTGCTGACAAATTCTTTAATAGCCGTAGCAAGTTGATCGTGCTTTGATTTATCAAGTTTAATGCCTGCTGACTCAATCGCATTAGCAATTTCTTCCTGAATGGCATCACAATAAAGATAATCTAATTGCGTTGCTGGTGTGCCTGTTTGAGGGTTGCCTCTTGTAAAACCATTTTTACCTTGACCAAACTTATCTCTTTGGGCAGTAGATGTGTCAATTCTATGCATTGATTGCTCCGTATTTAAAAATTACATAGGTATGTGATGGGCATAATTTTTCAATTATGCATTCGATTTGCTTATCCCCCCACTTTCTCAAATGCGAATCGCACCCGTCGTTACAGGTCATTTCTGTTATTTGATAATTGTGAGGTATGTTTACAATCCAATAAAAACGCCACTCTTCATCATATAAATAGTCTTGGCATGTTGATTCACAGGTAAAAACATCATTGTTATAGTTTGTAATCGTGGCATCTAAATAGCCGTTGGCTTTTAAAACTTGTAGAAAGAATTCTTTACTTATGCCACCGCTCAAATTTATCTTAGAGTCTAAACGGTTACGCCGAGTAGTTAGTGTTTGAACCTCAGATGGGTAACAACTATCGGGTAATCCGCAAATTTGCTCATATCTATCTATGAGTTCTGTCGTCGTTTTGGGATTGATTTCTTGCATTAAATCATCTAATCGAATATGCGTTTTTGATAGTGTTAATGCTAGTGATAAAAGGATTGGTTCTGATTTATCCCACGCAGGACCGTAGGGCAATAAGTGCCCTACCATGCTTTGGTATTGTTTTTCTAAATCCATTCAATACTCCCGAAGACCGCTACCTGATTTTTTTCTACAAAAATATCTTTATCGGGGTAAACTAATTCATGGGCATACTCGCCGAATGAAGAGCTAATCACTTCACTAATGCGTGATCTAAATAGTGTTGATTGTGGTTTCCCCTCCCGTAACAAAAATTCTTTTAATTCGGCTTCTATTTGATAACGAATTTCTGGGTTATCAGGTGTGACCATAATTTTAAAATTAACGGGTTTGGGTATCGGTGAAAAAACAATTAGCATAGAGCCAGCAACGGGGGCTAATGGCTCAATATGTTTTTTGACATTTTGAATTGTGGTATTATCTAAAACGGGATTAACGGGATCACTATTTGCAACCATCACGCCAACACTCCCCGCTCCAGCCCAATGACGATAACACCAAGCCCGTGTAACGCCGTGAACCTCTTTAGCCCACTGTACATAATCTTGATCGGCCCCGCTTTGTGGTGTGTAATACCATCTATCAATAACTCGTTTTCTAAAAGATTCTAAATCCTCAATATCAGAACCTGACTCAATAGAATCAGCAAAACAAGTTGATGATAGACCAGTAACAGGAGTAATCAGTGACATACTGGTACCGTCATCACAATTCCCTTTTTTACCTATCTCGTCACATACTACAGGTACTCTTAGAACATTATTTGCGGATGTTGTCGTTTGGGTAACTGTATACATGCGCTGATCAACTTGACGCCTGACTTTTTGGTCTTTATTGATAACAATGCCATCAGCAACTTCATCAAATCGAATATAACCAACCGCAGGCGTAGGTTGTTTTCTATAGCAACGTTTCATATTTCCATGTCGAGTTAACCACTCTTCATCGGCCTGATCAGGTAAAATATTTTTGGCCATATTTTCAATGTAGCCCAATAACACATGCGTGGCCCCCGCTATAACTCGTCCGTATACTTCTGGTTCATTACGGCGTAATGAAATTAATTCATCATCAACAGCTAGGCGCGCATACAAATCATTGCGTATAGTTGTGATTAAATCCGGTAATGTTGGTCTTGAAAATCCACTAGACATTAATATCACTCCATAAGTTGTCAAACCTAAATTCTTCATTGCTACCATCTTTTTTGTAAATATTGATAGTAGCAACTAAAACGGTTAAATCTGTTCGCTTTACTGAAACATCTATTCGAGAAGCTATCCCGTCATCAATCATCCATTGCACAGCCTCTTTTATATAAATTTTTGCAAAGTTCGCTGTTTGATTGGTTAATTTTGAGCGAGCCAATAAATAAAGGCGTGACCCAATTTTGTCATTTGCTATACTAGGGTAAGAATCACCCCACCAACCGTAAGGGTGCTCTGAATCATCACTGGCGTTTTTTCGTCGCCATGTGAATAGCGAAATTATTAAAGCTCGATAAAGTGGCTTTGTATGTGATGACATTGAAATCAATCTGTCATTAACTTTTATAAGCATTATTAAACTCACATAATAAGGAATAAAAATGAAAAAATTATCTTTGTTAGCTTTGATTCTATTAGCAGGTGCTGCAAACGCAGAGCAAAAAGAATTACCATTGACCGCTAAACAGTTTGATAAAGGGATAAAAAAATACTTCAACACAATTCCACAATGTGCAGAAATGAAAGTAGATGAGTTGCGTTTAATAAATGATGGTGCAAACGGTTATCAAGAATTTAATCTAGGTAACGTTACGTTTACTGTCATATTAAAAATTAACGAAAAAGATAAATTAACCAACATACAAATAACATCTACTGGCAATGCAAAAAATGAACAAGCACGACAAGGTATGTTGTGTTCAACATATTCTGTAATGAGGATGTTACAGCCTAAACTGGCATCCAAAGACGATGCTTTAAAACAAGCGGGACATCTGTGGGTATTAGCAAAAGATGCGCCTTTTGAAATGACGTACTATCTTGACAGAATAAAGGCGCAATTTGTCCCCTTTGAATTAAACGTCTATACAAACTAACCCATTTTTTGATTTGGATTGCGTGTTACCGTGTTTGTTTCGTTATGTGTATGACCATTATAAACGGTTCTGATATCTGAAATAGTGCTAGTTTTATCCTCTATTTCCCCAGAAGATTTTAATGATGGTGTATTAAATTGTGTTACCGATGATGCGTTAACTGTTAAGCTTTTTGTATTTAACTCTATTGCATCATCAGCACTCACAATAAATCGCTTAGTTTTTACATTGATTTCATTATTGCGATTAAAAATAATGTAATCACCTTCATCTGTATAAACAGCAACTTCACCTTTTTTAAGCGACTTAATACGATAGCGACGATCGCCCGCTACCAGAACAACTCCATGCGACTTATCGCCGTCTAAGAATAGCGCCACTGCTTCTGCGCCATCCAATGGTCTTGATGTGAACCCGTATGGCTCGATATGCTCGACATCACTTTTTTGTTCACCGCCCGACATTTTGATTTGCAACGTCTGGCATTTGCTTGCGCTATTACTGAATGTGATATAGCCACGAGATACAAGGTTCATTATTTTATTTAAAACTTTACGCATTAAAATACCTCGCCATCGGCTTTCTTACCTTTTTTCTTCTTGGTTTTCTTCTTATCAGGCAAATAGGCTTCAACGGGACCTACTTTTAATTCACATAACGTTCCGCGACTGCTTAAGCTGTATTTAACTTCGGCAATAACCAGCTTTTCATTATCGTAACCCAGTAGCGGATCATCAACGACAACCATTTGATTCGGTTTCCATAATGTTCCGTCGCCTTGTCGCCAACCTTGAACCGTGTATGTAACTTCTCTGGTTTTGCTTGCTCTCAGCACTTTTTCCATTTCACAGCGTTCTTGGCAAGTACCGTTATTCGAATCGCCAGACTGTTTAATGATTAGAGGGCGGTATCTTAAGATCCCTTCATCTTTAGATGTGGATCTAACTGATGCTAGTGTTGCTTCACCAAAGTTTTCATCATCACCGACGCCTTGCCCTGAGACAAAATAATCGGAATACCGTTCTTTGATACTCTTTTCAGTATCCGCAGACAAAATATTAGCCCCTAAAACCAAAGCTGTGTTTGCCTCATCTGAACCAATATCACCAATTATTACTTGCCCTTGCTCATCATCAAACACAACAATTTGTTGCATGCCCATTATTTTACTAATGACATCAAAAACGGTATCCCCCTGATCCGCTTGAATACTAACGGAACCTGCATCACTGCCTTGATTAATAACATTCAGTTTGAATGGTTTAACCAAATCTTGAATAACTTGAATAGTTGAACTACCGCTATATTGTTTGGGTACCGCACTACAATCAACACAATCAGCCGTTTTACTTCTACCGACAATGCCCATTGATAGCGACCCTGCATCGTACCGAATCGGCAACGCTTCAATGTAACCCGTTAAAACTACATCATCATCGATATACACTTCAACTAAATCACCATTTTTAACATCAATTTTTGTTTCTGAATCCTCGCCTGAGGATGGCCATTGTCGAGTAATGGTGACATTAAAATCACGGGCTAGCCGTTCAATACCAGCCGAAATACTCACATCAGTCCACCCCCCGAAGTACTTACGGTTAACTTTCAAAAAAACTTTATTTTGATTCATGGTTTTGGTACTCGCAGCTCTTTAACGGGAATAAAACCAGGATGAAGAATATTGTTGCGAATCGATATATCCTCACAACGTGTAGCATTGTTATAAAGATAGTGAGCTAAAACCAAATCGGGCAATACCTCATTAGGAATATAGACAATTGTTTTTTCTATTTTGATTAAGCGTGCATTGATATCTTGGTTAACCGCAGCCTTTAATTTTACTAGCGCAATGTATAAACCATCATGCTCGGTTCGTGACAATTCTTTATCAAAGGATTCATTAATGGATTCTTTGATATCCAGTAAATCATCAAATGAAATTGTGTTACTTTTTTCAACTGTTGATGATGTTGATACGGGAGTGTTTGTTATGTTAGCTGTTGAATGATGAGTTGGTAACGTATGATCTTGGTCAAAAGAATGCTCTTTTTTACCTTTTGTTGATTCTAATGCCACAGGAGCAAAAGCTTGTTTTCTTTTATCTTCAACCTGTTTCGGTAGTGACGCAATTATTCGTGATGCTTCTGTTAGAGCGGTTACTCGAATAGCAGTATTAATTAAGTTTTGATTTTTCTTTCTTTTTTTAGTTGATTTGCTATCGGTTGACCAAATAGCACCGGGTAAAATGCTTTTTATGAATGATATACCGTTAAACACCTTTACTCTTGCTATCAACCCATTTATAGAATTGGAAAATTTTGTTGCACTCTTCCAAACATTTTTGATTGAATTAATAATGGCTGAACCACCCGCACCGAGAATTGGCGACAGGTCACCATTTAGGATTTTAACCGCATCATTAACATATGGAGTTATCGCATTATAAGCATCTGCGATATCATTTAAAATTGACATGGTGTCATCAAGAATGCTGTGCTGTACAAAATCAGGCGCATCAATTAAGTCAAAATCTTCAAACGCATCTAATAGCGCTTGATCTACATTATCTGCATTTTCATCAACTACATCATCAGTCGCTACCGACGAATCAGGGAATATTAACTCACCTGCTTCGACAAATGAAAATGAAATAACACTCATTCGACCGTTTTCAACGGAGTTGCTGACAGTTGCTGTACCCACAATATTGACATTAAGTTCGCCAAGAATAGGATGTATTAATGTTCCTGCTCCCTCTTCTTCAATTGCCTCTACCAGTTTTTCAGCTTGTTCTTTGTGATCATCACCAACCACAAAGGCGTCAATTTTATTTTTACGTGCTGAACGCCCCAGATCTTCGGTATAGGGTACATCTCTAAACGGGTATTCATGTGTCTGATTCCGCCGCCCGAATTCGGATGATGTACCGCTAACTTGAAACGGTACACCGCGAAAACTAGCTGGAAGCAAATTGTTTAACCAGCTTAAGTTGATAAAGTCCATAAAGCCCATTAATTTCTCCCAAAGTTAGCATACGGATTCCATCCCACATCGGCTTTAGTGTTAAAACCCGATGCCTGTTTTGTCTCTTTTACTACTGTGCCATTCGGTGCATTCTCAAACTTAACAACAAGCTCGCCTTTACTGTTGCGATTTACATTATTATTTGAAAAGTTGTTTAGTGGCATTTGTGGTGCTTGATAATAAGGATAGGTAACCATTGGTTTCGCCATTTCTTTCGGTAAATTTGCCGTATCAATCTTAACTTTTACTTCCTTTTCATCATCACCGAAAATATAGTCCCACGCATCTAGTAGCGGTTGGATGCCTGACTTAACGTTATCCCACAAGTTTTTAAAGAAATTCTGGACACTTTCCCACGTTTTTGGAATAGCTTCCCCAGCATTTTTAAATGGTTCGATAAATACATTAATTATCGGCATTACATAAGGCTTGATAAACTCCCAGATACCATTAAAGAATTTACCTACAACTTCCCATGATTTTACAATCCCTTCACCGCCTGCTTTAAAACCTGCTATAAAGAAGTTAATGATAGGCATGACAAAGGGTTTGATAAATTCCCATAATCCACTAAAGAACTTACTAACAGCACCCCAAGCATTAACAATAAAAGAAGCTCCAACTTTGAACCCTTCAATAAAGAAATTGATTATTGGCATAACGTAAGGCTTAATAACACCCCACAACCACTGAAAGAACTTAACTATATCATCCCAATATGTGATGATTAATGTAGCTGCTATAGCAATACCGGTCATGATAAGACCGATTGGGTTCATAGCCATCACAGCGCTTAAAGCTATTGACGCTATACGCACAACTTTAAACGCATTTGATAAAGCTATTTGTGCAAATGTAAATAGTTTTGTTGCAACAGTAACGCCTTTCAATACCCCGTTGAAAAGGGTGATCCCCGTTGATAACGCACCAACAATAATATTCACCCCCGCACACGCAACACGAAGACCAATTAACCCTGCAACCGCCATTGCAACCATCTTCACTAGTTCAGGGTTTTCTTGGATAAAATGTCCGAATGAAACAACTAGCGGCTGCATTTGATTTAATAACTCAGTAAATGCAGGTAACAGCGCATCACCAATTGATAAACTAATATTGGTTAGCGCATTGTTAAATGATTGTAATTTGCCTGCAGTTGTGTTTGAACGGGATTCATATTCATTCTGCATTGACCCAGCATACTGAGATGCGTCACCAACCTGATCAAAGTTCTTTTTTAATAACTCCATATTGTTGAGTAATGGCGATATTGCGGCAACACTTTCTTTTCCAAATAATACAGTTAATGCAGCAGTACGCCTGTCCTCCGATACGTTACCTAGCGATTCAAGTACCGACATGATCGTCCCTTCGGCGTCTTTCTGCATCCCTTTCGCTATTTGAGTTGATGTGAAGCCTAACTGTTGCAAGGCCTTTTGTTGTTTCGCTGTCGCTGCTTTTCCTGATGTTAGCGTCAGCATAAAGTTTTTAATACCTGTAGCCGCTTGATCGGTATTGGTACCCGTTGCAATAATTGTTGAACTTAATGCCGCTAATTTATCAGCACTAACCCCTGATTGTGCGGCAAGCGTACCCATTCGTGTAACTACATCTGAAATTTCCTTTGCTTTCGCATTCTGGCTATTCCCTAATAAGTTAATCTTATCAGATAATTCAACTACTTCACTTTGAGTCAGTTTTAAAGCAGTTCGCCATGTTGACATTGTACTGCCTGCTTCTTCGGCCGATGTGTCAAACGCAATACCCATTTTTACGGCATCTTCGGCAAATTGTAGCAAATCATCCTTTGGGATATTTGCCTGACCACCCTCAGCAACGATAGAGGCGATATCTTTAGCCGCCATTGGTAAGCGTAATGACATTTCACGAATATCTTGACCCATTTGTTTAAATTGTTCAGGCGTATCAAAGTCAACGACTTTCCTAATGTCAGCCATTTTTTCTTCATACGCCATCGCATCTTTCACCCCTTTAACAAACGGCGCAGAAATAGCCAAACCTGTTACAGCATCTTTTAAACCAAGTTTGCCAAAGCCTGATTTGTTCATGCTTTTTTGGAACTTTTCAAGTTTGCCTTTCATGGTATTTAATTGAGGTGACAGTTTATCAACACATGTCACCACTGCTTTTAAGTTAAAGCCTGCCATTTATGATTCCTTGCTATTTTCTATGCGATTTGCTTGTTCACATAATTCAAAAACTTCGGATAGTGAACGTTCTTCTATGATATAAAAAGGGGAAAGTTGCCAGTACTTGGCGAGGTCAAAACAAAGGTTTACAAGATATTCGATTGTAATTATTCCGCTGTCGGTTGCTCCTCCGCTGTATTCTCCACCTTCTCCTTTGGGCCGAAGAACATCATAATTTCACCCGTAATCATTAAAAAATCATAAGGTGTAAGTTGCTCAACGGAGCTTGGCGTAACGTTACCTAGCGCAACAATGTAATCGGCCACTTTTTTAGGGTCACCAATCATTTGGCTATCAAATGGAAAACCTAATTTTTTGATATCTTTAACGGTAGGCTCTTTTAATTCAAGTACATGTAACTCATTGCCGTGTGCCATAATCGGCTGTGATAATTTAATTTCTTTCATTATTGATAAAATCCTTCTTCACCGTGAAATTCGATTTCTGCTGTACCTTCTTCGGCATTGTGATTAACTTCACCTTCAACCCAAGCATTAGATAAAACGTAAACCTTACCGTTGGCAAGTTCTGCTGTAACTGTCATTGAATCGCTAGACATTAACTTGTCGATTGGAAAATCACTCGGTACTTTAAAAGTCCCTTTAATGTACGGAGCTCGGAACGTTTCTTTGTAATGAACGCTATTATCTAACCCCAAAATACTTTCCTTAACGTTAGTATTCATTGGGACTTCAATACCACCCGTCAATGATAACTGGATAGAATCAACTTTAATGTAAGTTGTTCCTGCAATACGTCGTTGTGTCATTAGTTTTTCTCCTCTGGATATTGCAATCTAAACTGTGCTAACACAGCAAAAACGCGTAGTTGATTAACGAGATCGGGTGGGAATAGCACATCCAATCGATTTGGGTCGTTCACATTTCGTTCAACAATTAAGTTCTTCTTGAACACATCAAAATTTTCAACTAAGCCTAGTAATTCTAATTGACGATAAGTGGCATTAATTTCCGCCTTAGCTACTGCGGGTGTGATAATTGCTTGTCCAGCACCAAATCGTGTACCGTCGTTAGCCAGTTTATGACGTGGGTATTTCGATGTGATCACGCTACGTAATTTACGTAATACATATGCAAGTGTATGAAGTGTTTCACTATCAAGATAGCTATTATCCGCAATGCCGTAACTGTTACGTTGATATGTGGTGATATCTCGCTGAATTAATAATTTACCACTAGAAACATATGCTGTCGCAATGCCGTGGCTTAATAATGATTGTTGTTCTGTAAGCGTGAATTGGTGACTATCGGATGCTGGCAATGCACCATTTAATAATCCAGTTTGTGTTGGGCGAGCCGGATCATTACGAATAAATACAGCATTACGAGCAGTTCGCATCGCAACTAATTCATCAATACCCGTTTGGATAGTTTTTTCATAGCCTGCTACGGTAATATGTTGATAATTTAATTTATCACCAAATTCGACAAGCTCAGATAAATCACCTTTTTTAGCGGTATAAGCGTGTCCATATAATTGGCGCGCATAGCTCCATCTACCCGTAGTATCATCCATTTCATGATTAAATGTTGCCAAAGATGATAAGTCATTAAATGGGAATGCGATAAAATCAAGTAGTTTATCACCCATGGCGGCAATAACTGGCGTTAAATCTGGAGTGCCGGTTCCACCGTTCATTTGCGTGATAACAATATTTAAACCGTCTGGGGTTTCTTCTCCACCGATTGTGCCATAGTAGTTAAAGCACAAAGGAATGTCATTGCCACTCAACCCTTTGTTTTTAGCTGTTAGCGTTATTGTGCTATTCGTCACGGTTGCGGTAACAGGTAAATCAAGATGAGTATTAATCGCATTATGTAATCCGTTAGCTATGCTTTCTGCAGTATCAGAGACGGTTACTCGTGATTGAATTTTACTGTTGCCGATATAGAGACTTAATGTGCCTGTTTCTTCTGCTATACCTGATATTTGGATAGTACCAGACGCATTCGAGCCTGCTGTGGGTTCATCTACAGCGATGACAAAAAGCTCACCAAAATTATCAATATTGCGATAGGCTTCAACCATTCTAGATAATTGACTCCCTCGTCCTGCGAGTTTTTTAGCGTGATCTGCTGTTGGTATAATAATGAGCTTATTACGCTCAATTGGACTTTCAGCCAATGGATACGCAATGATTAATGAAGCACCACTATCTTGAATTGTATTGGCCGCTGATGAATCCACTTCCGCATAGAATAGCGGCACTTTTATATTGCTAGGAATGTTGTTAAAACTAATTGTCATTTTTAGCTACCTTTTTTTCTTGTTTTACTTTGATGTTTGTGACTTCTTCAACATCATTATTTGTTAGTCGTCTAGCCCAGTATTGGTTAAACTCAACATTACGACCGTCTGCTGGTAAATAATCCCCGCTATTGGGGTCATATACCTGCTTGCCACTCACTGGTCTAATTATCATTATTGCCCTCATAGATATTATTGTGTTCAAAATTAACGGTTACCTTTGAATCCTGTTCATTAACAGTCCCTGCTAAAGTATCAAAGTCGCCGATGTTTAGCGGGTTATACTGCGGAGGTTCAGTAATATCAGGTTTGTTTGGATCGGGTTGCCAATCAGGATCAGGAATTGGGTTATCAATAGCATTTAAATCAAAATATTGTCGAGTATCCTCAAACCCAACTTCCCGCACTGCGCTAAAATTAAATTGATAAAAAATTCTCCCTCGATCTAAATCAAGTAAATCACCACCATCATATTGAATAGGATAATGCGCTGGTGAAGGTTCATAACCCAGCAATGCTCGCCAAAGTTCGGTTTTTATATTTTCAACAATGTCGTATGCTTCGTGTTGCCCTCGCTCATCAAGCGGCTTTAATACAACAATAACCCCAAACCCCTCAGTCACATTTTGCCAATAGTCAGTTTGTGACTTGTTATCTTCCGCTCTATCATCAAGCGGAACCACATAAGCGGCTGGCAATTTCAAGAATGCCGTATCTTTGATAGCTGAAAATTCAGCAGCTCCCCCAACACGACCTTCAAAGCTAGGGCTAAAATGGCGCAATGTGTGGACGATATGTGATAATTTCATTGTTTAACCTGCTTCATTGAGTTGACTAGCTCTTTAGCTAGCGTGTATTTACTCCATGATGATTCTTTATTTAACGCATCAATCATAAAGTTTTTACGCGGTGCCATGCGCCAAGGCGTTCCGCCTGAGGCTCCTTTTTTATGGCTTTTCCCTCGTTTTGCATTACGCCTAACGCCATAAAATAAAAATGCTGGATAATACGGACCCATTAGCTTTTCCATATTGTTTCCGCCTTTAACATTTGGCATCACAATAACCATGAGTCCTGGTCGCCGTGATGTTGGTCTTGGGACTTTATAACCGATAGAGCGGCTCAACTTACCACTTCGATATCCCGGATATTCGCCACTTTTGGAAACCTGTTTTTTACTAACTAATGCGCGTGATGTTGCTTGAATTTTTCTACCGATTTTGACGAAGGTTTTACGCACTTTTTTTCGGTCAAGCTCAGCCACTTCGGTTAATTTAAAATCAACATGAACGTTGTAATCATTCATTTAGTGCAAACTCCTCACATTCAAGTAAAAGATATTTTTTTAACTGATCTAACCAACGACATCGTTTAATTCGATAAACTGAACCGTTCCAAACCATTTCATAATCAACAGATATTGGCATCCCGTCGTTGGCAATTATTTCGAAATAATGAGTGATTACATTCTCGGTCTGAATTGAATTAAAATAGGTTGCAGAGTTCGGTTGTGTGACTTTAGCCCATTTGTAAAAACCTTTTGAGTATTCAGGATCTACATCACTAAAACCAACAGGAATATCAAACCTTCGGCGAATCAGTATTTTTTGATTTCGTTTGCCTGCCGCTCTAATCATATTGGTATATACCTGTAAGAGTTTAATAAGGCATTGAAGCCAAGAGGAATAGAATATAACTGTTCGTTAGCAACATCTTCACGTTGTTGATACCAATACCCCACAGCCAACAAAATTGCAATTTTTACATCTGGTTCAACTAACATGGCTGATGGACATGCGTCAGCCGGTATTTCATCCTCATAAAATATACGGTTGGTGTAGTTCTGTGCTCTACTAATTGCGGCCTTTAAATATATATTTAATAAATTGTCTTCATCATCATTATCAATTCGACATTGGTTTTTGATTTCATCTAGCGTTGGAAATTTATAAGTTATGGTAGACATAAAAACCTCTAAGCCCTTTATTTAATAAAGGGCCTTGTCATTTTAATTAAGATTTTGCTGAACGTGATTGAACTGCTGGCATAGTTAACACTTTAATAGCATTGCTATCATTCAACATAGAGCCAACACGTTTGGTTGTATAGAATCCAACAAATGGCTTCTTAGTGTATGGGTCTCGTAACATACGAATACCAATGCGATCAAAGATATAAAAGCCACGTTTGAAGTTACCAAATGCGATTGGTGCTTTGCCTGAGCTGTCGCCGATATCAGGCATTTGCTCATTTTCAGCGACAGCAAAACCCGATAATAATGATGGTTGGCCAACTTGTAAGCCCGGTTGCCAGATGTAATTACCGTTAGAATCTTTTAGTAAACGAACCGCTAACAATGATTGATTGTTCATCATAAATTTAGCACCTGAACGATAGACCTTACGCAGTGTGTAAGTTAACTTTACAATATCATCAGTTGTTAAATTCGCCGCACCTGCTACAACGTTTTGTAATTTACCCCAATCGCGATCTTTATCTGCTTGCGCTGTAGTTTCGTAAGCTAAAAACCCTTTAGGTTTTTTATTGCCGTCACCGAGTGTAAATGCCTCTTCTTCTTTTTCTGCAAACTCTTGAGAAAGCTCATTCACAATAAAAGATTCAACATTAAAAAAGGCATCATCAAGCATGGTTTGCGTGGCGTAAGGATTACCGTAAATTTCCCCCCAAACAGGAGAAATAACACCGAGTTTTGGTGTTCCTGTTTCTGTTCGTTCATCGGTTTCACCGACCCAACCGCTAGCGATTCCACCTTTGTTGGTTAGCTTTTTCCAATCAGGTGTGCCAACCGTCATTACCGTACATTCTTGACGCATCACAACTTCATCACGCAATGCGGCTAAAATATCAGTATTTAGTTCTTCTGGTACTGCAAAGCCACCGTCAGCATCCGTACCAGTTTGCATTGCTTTTCGTTCCAGTTCGGCTAATCCTTGTTCGTCACCTTTGCGGATGAACATGGCAAACGCTTCTTTATGTGCTGAGGCTTGTTTGTTACCGCCTGCAGGGCGTTTAACTTCTTTTAATTCGTTTTCTAGCGCAGTTTTTATATTATCTAATTCTGATAATTTTGCGTTCTGAGATTCTACTTTCCCTGCCAATGCTGCTTTTTCTTGTTCAATTGCATCTAGTCGTTTGTTATTAGTTGCTTTGAATTGTTCAAATTGATTTTTAATTTCTTGCGCGACAAGTTCAACATCTTTTTGATCTACTGCCATAATATATAAGCTCCTAGTTAAAAATAGATTTTAAAATATTTAATGCGTTTTCTTCGCTATTACTAACGTCTCGCTGTTTTAGTGAAGAGTATCCCTCAGACATGAACGCCTTTGCCTGAGTTCTGGAGAGTCCAACGTCACGCAGTACTCTTTCTATTTCTTTCGGTGGCGGTATATCACCACTTTCGAAAATACTTTTTACGTTATCAATCCTTGCTTCATCGTTGGCTGGGAACGTGACAACGGAAACCTCCCAAAGGTCAATATCCTTTAAAATGAATGCGGATTTTTCCTTGTCATAATCATAATCGTTTAATATGTAGCCTATTGATAACCCAGATAATGATTTTGCCTTCATATGAGCATGTGCTCGTTTTGCGAGTGGGTCATCATCAATTAATAATTGCCCTTCAAGGTATAGCCCGTTATCATCCTCGACCATTTTTGTGTAATAGCCGATAGGTTCGTCCATCTTGTGTTGCCAAAGGAGTGCTGGTAAGCGTCCTTTTTCTTTCCACTTATTAAGCGAATTCGTAAAAGCACCTTTAATCACAATATCTGAATAGCTGTCTTTTACGCCGAACACCGAGCCGTAGCCCGTAAACGCACCCGTATCACTGATTGACTTAATTTCAAAGGGTATATCAAGTCTCTTTTTGTTTAGCATTTTTGTTATTATCCTGTGGTTTAGTAGTCATATTCATTGGGGTTAGATAGATGTCACCACCCTCTCTTGGGTTACGCTCTTCCAAATCTCGGCACTCATTCGGTGACAAAATCCCCCAGTTAATACCCGTGGCGTACGATTCATAACGTGATTTCATATCGCCACGCAATAACGCTCCAACATTAAACTTGGCATAAAATTGCCCTCGCTTTTCTTTATTAACCAGACCAACATTTATGCGCTGTTCAATGCGTGTTAAGTATGGTACTAATGAGTAGTTAACAAACCCCATGCCGAGGTTTTCAATATTATTGAATGTCGCCCTATCGGTGTTTTGCACCATGTGCATCGGCACTCGGAATATTCGGCATATTTCCTCTAATTGAAATTTACGTGTTTCTAGGAATTGGGCGTCTTCGGCGGACATACTGATGTTATTCCACTTAAGCCCCATTTCTAGGATCATCGGCTTATGTGCATTTGATAAGCCCTGATGACGTTCTTGAAAATTATCCTTTAATCGCTTGTACGCTTCATCAGTTAACACTTGGTCAGTTTGTAATACACCACTTGATACCGCACCATTACTGAACAGTCTGGAGCCGTGTTCTTCCGTTGCTAAACCTAGCCCTATAGCGTGCCGAGCATAACTAATCGGGCTTAATCCGACTAAGGAATCCATGGAGAAAGTACGAACATGCCAAATTTCCTCTTGGGATAAAACATCACAAGAGCCGTCAGGGAATGTGACTTGATAAACAGGCTCCCATTTCTCATTAAGCTTGGGCTGTACGCTACCAGGTAAAAGCGGGAGTAGCTCAACGACCTCACCGAATACTTTAACTTTGTAAGCGTAAAAGTTACCCCGCAAACAAAGGCAACCGATTAGATACTCCCAAAACTCCTGCGGTGTCATATAGTTATTTGGTGCAACGTACAAAAGCGAGTACAGTTTTTCTTTAGGCGCTTTCTTTCGCCCGTTATCGGTCGCTTGATATAAAAAACAGGGTAACATACCAACGGATTCAGTTAATACCCGAACACAACCGAACACCGCCGTTAACTGCATAGCTAGGGCTGGGCTAACTCTGCGACCCGCGTAAGTATCTAGTGAAAAGCCGATGTAATCGGATACCTCTTGAGAGGTGGTAACGCCCTGCGATTTACGTTTAAATAAATTAAAAATATTCATTATAAGGACCGTATTCCTACGTTTAATATGTGGTCGGATAGGTTATTTGTTTGTTCATACGTTGCATCAGCACACCCTCTAGCCATAGCTAGGGATACAACGCCATCAATTCGCCCTGAGCTTTTCTTCTTCGCAAAGACTTTATTTTCCTTGTTATCAGATTCAAGCACAGCGCTAGCCGCATTCCATCGCAAGCATGGATTAAATTTAATCGTGATATTGTTTTCCGTGATATCTTTTTCTAATAGTTCAATGGAGTGAGGCATCCACAAACCGCTTTCTTGAGACTTAAAAAAACCTTGTCCGTGCGGGGTCATTTCAATATCAATCGATTCATTATCAAGCGACTTTTGAAAGTATTTGATTCTGTATGGATCGAACGCCAATCTAATAATGTTAAACTTTGCTTTTAGCTCACCGAGGCGCTTTGCAACATAATCGTAGTCAACAACACGTCCGGGAGTCGCAAATAAATGACCTTGCTTTACCCATACATCATAAGGAACGTGGTCGGACTTTGACCTGTCTAATAACGTTTCTTGCGGTGTCCAAAACTCGGTAAATGCTGTTTTATACTTAGGGAAGTAGAGGGAGAGAGCCGTTAAATCGCGAGTACCAGATAAATCCAACCCACCGTAACACTCCTCTCCAACAAATTCTTCTATATTAAAATCTTGCTCGTTAGCCATCCAAATGTCAGCAGCAAGCCACGGGTTATCCGCCTCTACCCATTGACAAAAATTAAGGCGTCTGACAATAGATTCTTTGGCTGGCATCCCTTTTGCTTGTGTGACTTGTTCGCGTAAATACTTATGTGTAAATGTGTGACCTAGTGACGGATTGGCTTTTGGCCAGCAAGATTCATCAGTAAGCGGATCGTCCCCTTCATCCAATGAGCAAATAAAAGAAAAAAAGGCGTCATCAGTTAATGTTTGTTCCGCTACTTTTCGACCGTACTCATGATACTCATAGCAAACGCTTGTTTTGTTATGTCCCGAGTTAGTTATCATTAATATAATGGCTTGGGTACGCCCTTTTGTACCCGCTCTCATCATCTCAACAACTTCATTCGATTTGTGTTCATGTATTTCGTCAATTAATACGCAATGAGGTCGTGGACCCGATTGTCCGTTATCTGATGATATTGGGCGGAAAAAAGCACCTTTTTGTAAGTAAGCTAAATTCCAAACATTTTGCCCCATGCCTGATTTTCTTATTCGCTCGGATAACGCTGGGGACTGATCAACCATAGCAACAGCATCACGAAATAATATCATTGCTTGGTCTTTCTTTGTTGCCGCTGCGTAGACTTCTGCTCTCGGCTCGTTATCTGCCATTAAACAATAAAGCCCTATCCCTGCGGCTAACGGCGATTTACCGGAACCTTTACCTGATTCAATATAGACCATGCGAAAGCGGCGATAACCGTCTAATGTTTTCCAACCAAATATTGAGCCGACAATAAAACATTGCCACGGTAGTAATACGAAAGGCTTCCCTTCGTGCTCACCGCCATTTAGCTTAAGTACTTTCTCAAAGAATGCAGTAGCACGATCAGCAGATTCGATATCCCATATTAACCCTTTTTCTTTTGCATTTTTTAAATCATCTAAATGTCTTTTACATGAGTTTCGGATATCAGGACCGGCTAAGATTTTTCCTGATGTCACATCAATGGCGTATTGAGTCGCTTTATCAACCAAAGAATTGGTCGAGTTCGTTTGCTTCCTCTTTGCCATTTACTTTCACCTTTGATCTAGATGCTTGTGTCAAACCGTATTCAATCATCCAAGCACGTAATCGCCTATCAGCATCTGCGCGTTGAGCTACCGCAGGGTTAGACTTTAAAACTAACTCCCCTTGAGTGTTAACTACTTGCTGTACTTGACCGTGCTCTTCGATTACCTTGTCACATTCTAAAATTTCTATATAACATTTTGTTAAACGTTCAATTGCGATCCCGTCAACAACAGTCAATAAACCCATGTCATTGAGCATGTCACATAACCAAAGGTAGATATCTTTAGCTTGTTCGTTGAAGTGCTGAGGAATATCGGGATAGCCTTCTTTGGGTTTAGGCTCTTTACTATTTAACGGTCGTTTACCGGGATTGCCTGTCACCAATTTAAAAGGCGTTGGTGTTGGTCTGCGACCTGCCATAATTACTCCAAAAAAAAGGTTTCAATTCGCGGTTTTGCATAAAAAGGAGGGTGGGCGGTTTGGACGACCAAAAGTTGTAGAAATTTACCACCCCCCCTCTTATTTATGATTTTTATAACTTTTTGTAAAATAACGATTTATTTTTTACAGTCAACCCAATGCCCACCATAAGGCATACCGTTCACATCGCATCCTATCTCTACTCCTCTATTCTCAATACGTTGTTTAGTGCTTGAGTGGTGAGTGCTACATAATCCTTGATAGTTTGATGAATCCCAAAATAGCTTTTGGGCTTTCTTTATCTTTATTGGGTCTTTAGATATTAATGCTTGTTCTAACTTATGGGGGATAATGTGGTCTACCGCTGTAGCGAATTCATATCTACCTTGCTTCTTACACATTACACAAAACGGGTTACGTTGTAGATATGTTAATCGGGCTTTACGCCATCTGGCGTTGTTGTATACGTTTATCATGGTATTATCTTAATCACACATAAACTCTGTGCCGTTCTTAGGCGCAATCTCTTTACAATAGTATTTCTGCCACCCATCAATCATTACTTTGTTGTACTCGATTGCGTTGGTGAGATTGTAATAATCTTGTTGAGCAGACTTTGCAAGTCGTAAGGCTTTGTTAGCAATATTGCTGGAGGCGGTACTATCCCGTTCGACCGATTCGACTTTGACGCGCAACTCGACAAGACCATTATCGACATCATTACGCAAAGCATCTGTTTTAGCATACCCATTTTTAATAGCCTCAATAATGTTTGATTCAATTTTTTTAACTTCATTATTATCTTGTATGTATTTTTCGTACTTTGCTTCGGCTTTATTTGCTCTCATTACCGCAAGCCTTTCATCTTGCCAGCAGTTGTATGCAAAATAACTAACAAAAACCAATGCACTAATCAACGCTATATTTACTTTGGACAATTTGAACATGATGAATCACTCAGCAATAACGACACAAATAAAAACCAACCCCAACCATCAACACCATTAATTGCCATTATTGCAGCGATGACGAAGCATACGATAGACATAATGCTTTCTCCTTGTCTCGACGAATAACCAGCCCTTTTAACACTTTACCACCCGCTTTATTCCACCGCGGAAACTCATTGCAAGCCGCTTTATAATCACCATTATTCAGATATTTATACATTGTTGAAGTACGCACCTTTGTGCAACCAACATTGAACGTAATCGAAGTAACAGCATCAAAAACATGTTGAGGCAAATGAAAACCATTAGCATAGCGATTAACGCACATTTCTGCTGTTTTGATATCATCTACCCAACGTTTTGCTATTTCCTCGTCTGAATAGACTTTTTGTTGAATGTTACCCGTAGAGCCAATACCAACCGTTAATACATTAGCGGGACAATAATACGGCTCTCGTACGCATGATTCTGCATTACCGATTATTTCAAGCCCTGCTTTGCTCGTTCTGATTTCGTCTGAGTAATTAGCAATAACAATCCCGATGATTACTGAAACACTACAAATCGCACTCGTCGCTATTCTTGTTGTGTTTTTCATAGTATTGCTCTCTCAGGTTCTTTTTGTGATGGAAATCTCGGCGTTTATACAACCAGTTAATGATAAATGTCGCTATTGATAAAATAATACCGACAATAATGGCAATATCATTTAAGCTAAGCGCACCTAAAAGCGTGCATAAAACACCCCAGAAATAAGATATCGGTGATGAGTATCTTTCCATAATTAATTCTTCTTGTTAGTTAATGATGTGACAGCGTACTAGCTAAATGTTAGTTATGTGTGTGTCTAGCTTTGCTGTCGATTCGATGTTGAGTGAATACTCAAAATTTGGGTATAAAAAACCCGACTTATTAGGTCAGGGTTTAATTTAGATGTAAAAACGGCAATATAAGCATTTTATATGTTGCGACAATCAAGAATTGCTACACTGAACATCAAATATAAATTCATATAACAATTTTGTTTTATTATCCTCAGTAATAATTTTTATGTTTTTTTCTTTTAATGCTAAAGTTATCAATAAATCTTTGCTAGGATGATCATATTTGTTTTTTGAACCAAAACACATAACAGCATTTTTAAAATTCAATTCAAAAAAAGATTCATCAAAATATTTTCCCCCACTCCCATGATGAGGAATTTGCACAGTATCTATACTTACGTCTTTAGAAAATTTATTTCCACTTATAATCTTTTTAATTTTTGATATATGTTCTGACTCAAAAGGCATATCTCCAGTATATAAACAACTGAAAAAATATTGATAATGGTAGCAGCCATGGTGGCAGCAATGGTGGCGGTAATGGTGGCGGTAATGGTGGCAGTAATGGTAGTAGTCATGGTGGAGGCAAAGGAAATTATAGACAGATTTAGTAGGAAGAGATAAAACACCAATACAAAGTTTATTTAAATCAGAATATATATCTTTATAAATTGAAGTTAAATCTTCGAAGGAGATTCTTCCTATCTCGTTATTGCAAATATCTTTTACATATTCAATTGGCTCTTTTTCTGTTAAGCCAATTTTTTTAAAGTGATCTGAAAATTTTTTATATGCGTCATTATTACTATTTATAAAATTATAAGGAATATACTGCCATATTGGTTTACCATGATACGATAAAGAAAAACATTCTTTTTCATATGTCAACTTATAAGATTTGTTAGATGTCTTTAAAACATTTTCTGGAATGTCATCCTCATTACTTCCTATACGAATAATTTTGGCACGTTTAAAAAAATCACCTGGTTTCGTCACAAGTTGGATGTATGAATTATAATTGATATCACTCTTTTCAAGTTTAAAACCTAATAATAATAAAGATATTTCATGATCATTAATAGTAGGAATAACAACATTTTTGACTTTATAGTGTCCTTTGTATTTTACTAGATATCTAATATGATCTTTATGAAAATGAGATATAAATAATAAATCTATTTCACCTTTTAGCTCTTTTTTTACATAATCATCAACGGAAACTTTAATATAATTATCATTACCATTATCATTATGTTTTAAATCGTTACCACAATCAAAAACCATTCTAAAAGTTTCTTCTTTATCAGAAACATTCGTGAATGTTTCTGAATAAAAAGCACCTTGACCAACAGGATGAAATTCTCTTTTTACCTTAATAAACACATATTAACCTTAATTATTAATTTTTCTTTCAGTATAATACAAAAAAATATATTTATAAAACTATATTTGTGTTCTCATTAATCTTAGCCAACCCGTAGTATTCAGTTGCTTTAAAGGAAGAATTTTGACTTTATAAAAAAAACCGACTTTCGTCTGCTTATAAATTAAGAATAATGTTCCGTTGTCTCAAGTAAAAGATCAGCTTTATAATTAGATAGCAACTTTAATGCCAAAGCCGCTCCTTCAATGTTAGCCTCATCCGTTGCTGCAAATAATGTCAGTTTAACTAATTCATCAGATGGATTTAAATCATATCCGTTTAAAAGCAAAAAAATACTAGTAGCCTGAAAAGCTGTTCTCTTATTTGCATCCATGAAAGCATGAGCTTTTGCTATTGCAATTAAATACATTGCCGCAAATTTGAAAACATCTTGACAACCTTCATAGTCCTTTAAAGTTTGTATTCTAAATAATGCCCCTTCTAACCTACCAATATCTGGTGTTCCGCTATTTGGAAGTGTTGACTTTTGAATTGCAATCACCTGTTCAACCGTAAGAAACTTAATTTCTTTCATTACTTATCTTCCAATTTTTTGATAACTTCAGCATGTTTTTTTTGCGTCAAAATTAGTGCTTCTAAAAATTCTGGAGACAAACTAGATTTAGACTTTTGTATTTCCTTTATGGTTTTTGTAGCTTGTTTAAAACCTGGCAATTCAACTACATTTCTCAGTTGTTTAAAAGCATGTGATTGCATTAACTTTATGACCTCTGCATTCAACGGTAATGAGACAGCCAATGATTGAGCTGAAGAAGTAGCTGAAGTTTTCTCACACTCACATGTCTTGTGGAGATCTACAAATAAGTTCTTTTCTTTATGAATATTATCGTTAATTTGCGAAATGGAGGAACCTTGTAAAATAACATCAGGTTTACCCTTTTGAGTTATTATTACTGATTCTCCAGACCTTAGTTTATCAAGAATATCTGAAAGTTCAGATCTCATATTAGTGTAAGTATATTTATTCATACGCTCTCCTGCACATGTACAGGCTAGCACGATTTAATACTGAACACAATATAATAATACGGGTTGACTGTCACACTGCATTTTCTATCAGTTTGTTACGTCCGCATTCCCGCGTTGTAGCAGATAACAAAAAAGCCCTGTTATCTCTAACAAGGCTTACGTCCAACTATTCGCGTCGAATATAACACATTTATATCATGCGCCACATATAATTTCAAGCATTTTTTACGATTTTTCGCCCCAAAGTTGATAAGCTCGATAAAATCTCGTTTTAAGGTAATCTAAACACCAATTAACTCTATTTCTTGCTTGATAGTTAGTTAGTTTATAATCTGTTATTTTCTCGAGATAATTAGCTATATCTGACATAGCGTGACCATAAACATAATAGCTAACCGCAATTTTGATAATAGGGCTGTTTCTGCCGAATGTTTCAATTAAAAGCTTGTCCACCTTTAAAGCTTCATCATCAGCTAATTGTTCGGCGCAGCGGTGTCTTAATGAAGCAATAATATCACTAGCTTTTTCGAATAACTCTTTCCCCTGATATCCTTGGTTATATAAACTATCAATAATATCAACTAGCGCAGTATTACTAATATCGGAGGATGATAGCATCATTTTAGCAATCACATTCTCATTACTTTCTTTTATCTCTTGATATGCCCACGCTCCCCAACCTGTAAGAATATTTTCAATAAATAAGCGTTGGTAAGCTGTCAGTGACATACTGGTACCAAGTTGCTTTTTATTCTTCAATTGTGCCAATACATTGTATGCACTCTCGTTTTTTAACGCATCTTCATTCAGATTTTTGGTAAACCTTGCAACCGCTTTTATTGCCGCTTTTTCACTGGTATAACGTCCCAAATTGTAGTGTTGCCGATTACGATAAACAATAGCAACCCATTTATTATCTGATGCTGAATAATGCACGCCCTCTAATAAATTTACCTTAGGTATCTTTCTTTCAATTGCTCGAGCTTCTTCTAGATTATCAAAGCGATTATCTGCAATATTGCCATTTTTGTGCTGGATTTTACGTTTTGGCCATTCGCCAGTAACTAAAAACCACGCCAGTCGTTCTGCAGCGTATTTACGGCTATTTACAACAATAAATAACCGACCTTGCTTGTCATGCACACCTTTAACATGGATACCCTCTTTATAAGCAGACGTAAAAATACCTGTGTTCTGGTCATAATGCACAGCATCTTTTAAAAACTGATGACGCTTATTTTCTCCAATACGTCTAGCTGTTCGACCTAACCGACGAATTGAATGAGCTGATTGTGCTGATTTGCGAGTTAATCCTTGTAGGATTTTTTCAGCTGTCATTAAATTACCCCTCTGCGCAACTATCACAATATATAAAATGACCTAATAAAGTTAAGGTTAAATGCCTAACTGTCATCATCCCAAAGCAAGTTATTTCCTCTGATGTAACCTCTTGTAACATACCGTCCTCAATTAATTTTTTGGCTAGCTTTGATTGGCTTTGAAAATAGGTTCCTGTTAATCCTGCCATAAATGCTTTTTCTAATATTTTTAATTCTGCTTTAGTCACCACGTTTCACTACCTCGCACCCCAAAATAACGCAATCACAATGACAGCAACTAAAAACTTAGTGACTGAATAGAATTCTTCGATATATTTTTTATGCTTTGCATTTGTTATTTTATAAGTCACGCCTACTCCCCTTTTTTCTCTTTTAAGCTCACCCATTCATAAACTTTTAGCCCCTGGATCAAGACATCATTAAAATCACCTTTTTCTGGCCATCTAATCGTTACCTTTTCAACATCGTTATGTATTGATAAAAGGTTATTCTTAGCGCACTTAAATGCGGCTGATTGTCCTGTTAAATTCCAATCAGTATCAGCAAAAATCATCAGGTGCTTAACGCCAAGCGGTGCTATAAATTTTTCTAAAAATGCCGCATTGATAGTAGACCATGTATTACATTTATAAATTTGATAGCATGACAAAGCCGTTTCTACCCCCTCAGCAATGCCAAGCGTTGACGAAACGGGAAATAATCGAATCGCTACCGATTTGGCATAAGTCAAATAATTTTCATCCTGTAAGCTATTTAGCTTCTTAGGTGTAGTAATATTGGCTTTACTGTCTCCATTTAATAACGTGCGATGCAGATAACACAGGTTTCCGTTAAGATCCGTTGCTAATGCATAAATAGCACTTAATGCAGTATGTCCCTTTCCCTCGCTTGGTGAATACTTTATGTTGCATACATTAGCTGGTAGCGTAATATGACGATTATTGAGGTATTTTTCTGCCTGAGTTCCTTTTAGTGATTCAAGATTATTAAATTTTTTAATAACCTTGTTCCTAAGCTCATTTATATTGCTTCTTAGCGGTTTAGGCTGATTATTATTAGTGTATGAATTGCCGATCAGCAGATCGATTTCTTTCGCTAACGTTTTAAAATCTTTTTGCTGGGTTGTTTGCAATAGCTTCCAAATATCACCATTACCACAACTACAAATCCAAGTCCCTTTATTGTCTTTGTTATCCATGCGGTAATGATTTTTCTTACCGCACATAGGACATTCACCATGATAATGTTTACCTCCAGTGATTGGAGGCAAATTATAATGCGCTAAAACAGCAGGAATGTGATACTTGATTGCGTCCACGGTTCTCATGCTTGACCGCCCAATAATACTTCATCAGTTGCTAACGATAAGTCTTGCTGTATTTTTTGTGTTGATACCCCACGGCTTTTAGCGTATGCAATTTGTTTACTTAAAATAAAATTTCTCACCTCAGGACCAATTTCTTTTAAGCAATAATTCAACTTTCTTGGCCACACGCCAAACTTGCTTCGGTAAACATGAGCGCACCATCCATCGCTTAATGATTTATTTTTAGTTTGTGCTACTTGATGCTGATAAAACAAAATTTGAGACCACCAAGATTGCTTTTCTGATTGGCTATACTCAGTACGCTTACCTTTGTTGATTTTTTGAATGTTACGGGTTTCGTCTGTTTCGACATCTTCATTAGCTAATGGCTCATAACCGCATTTAGGGCATGTATAAACACCAATCGGCTTCATAAATTTACAAGACGGGCATTCCTTTGGCTTTTTCTCGGTAATTTGGCGTTCTTGGATTTTATTATCCTTCATACCATCATCCTTTGACGGTAATTTGTCATACTCAATATCATCGGGAAAACCTAAACGGTGAACCGTTCCACTATGGTCAAAAATAACGCACTTATCTTTTCCCTCAGCTGTCCTAAGTCCCCTACCAATACACTGAACCCATCTGATTTCTGACTTCGTTGGACGGGCATAAATAACACATCGAACATCACTATCAAAACCAGCAACAAGTACACCAACATTGACAAGGATTTTAGTAATGCCCAACTCAAACCGTTCAATAATTAATTTGCGCTCATCTTGTGGAGTGCTAGCCGTCATAACCTCAGCGTTAATCCCCGATTTTTTAAACTGGATAGTGACATAATTTGCGTGCTTAACATTGACGCAAAAGCAAACTGTCGGTAAGTCATTACCGTGTTCTAACCAGTTTTGTACTAAATCACCCACCAAATCAGCACCGCACATAATTTCGCCTAGCTCATCTTCGTTGTAATCGTTCCCCATCGCTGTGTTATGAGATTTAACACCTTTTAAATTGGGTTTAGTTGGTGCATAGAATTCATAAGGGCTTAACTCACCAAGTTGTATTAATTCTTTCATACTGGTTGGCTTTATAAGTTTTTCGTAATATTGCCCTAGGAATGTTGCAAAAGGTGTTCCTGATAACCCGATAACCTTTGCTGATGTTTCTTTGATGTATGCCAGTAATTTTTTGCGTTTTAAATGGGCTTCATCAATGATAATCAGATCGACATCAGCAGGAAGTTCACGGCGAATCAAAGTATCGGCACTGGCTATCTGAATCGGTTTTCTTGGGTCATATAATTCATGCTTTTGCCAAATCACAGAAATAAGATTTTCATCAATCCCGTATTGAACAAAACGAGCCATTGTTTGTTCAATCAAAACCGTGTACGGAGCAATAAATAACACGCGCATATTGTTATTAATAAAACCATCAGTAATGAATGCGGCAAGACCTGTTTTACCGCTCCCTGTTGGGCTACTAACCATGAATGTGCGGTGTTCCTTCCAGTTTTGACGAAGTTCAGCAAGTCCATTTTTTTGAGCGTGATTTGGAGTGATATTAAGCATGATTACCTTCTCGCTGAAACCACATCAATGCCTAACGTTTTGTGCTGAGATAAAAAACTATTCCGCAACAAAATAAAACCTTGCTCACCATGTTCACCTAGTGACTGAATACGCTCCAGTGAACGAATACGAGGGCTTTTGTTATCAAGCTCAATCCAGCAAGACTTACCGCTCTTACTTACCTTGAGGTTGATCTTTGCATTTTCCAAGAAAGGATGCTTCGCCTCCTTCTCAACCACATAACCATTTAGGTTCAACTTAGCAATCAATGCCGACATAAAAAACCGCTTATCCGATACCGTCGTCTTGTCAAACTGCTTGGATAGTATTGCTATAATCTCAGCTTTCATTCATGCCCCTATATATAATAATTAAGATCTATATAAATAATTCTTTCTTTGGAATAGTTATAAAATATATATACTCAGTAGTATTATTAAACTACCAAGCACCCCCGCCCTTACCCATCAAAAGCCGCTTCTCTCTCTTGATGAGTACCTCAAAAACACGTTGAGGATTTTTGTTACAGTGTAACTATTGGCGGCTCACAGACCTGACAACTCATTACACTTGAATAACGTTTTACATATTTACGAAGCCTTGTATTGGCTTCTCTACGAGCCTTATTCTCCTTTTTGTGTGCTATTGGCTCTTTTTTATATTCGGCTATAAATACATCTGTATATAACGCAGATACCCTTTTCCTAACTTGCTTAGGTAGCTTTGATAGCATTTCGATGATCCACTTTTCATCATCTTTGCAATAAGTTTCGGGTAAGCAATAATTAATATTTGTTTCATTATTCATTGCTTATTTTCATTTCCGTAATACAGCCATTCAACAGAACAACTCAGAGCCTTGGCTATTTCTACAATATTCCTTGGTTTTTTTATATTTCCTGATTCCAAATCACTAATTGACTGTTGTTTCATACCAACTAAATTAGCTAAAAAAGATTGACTTAGATTTAGTTCAATTCTCTTTTGTTTAATTCGTTCTCCAATACTCATATATAACCCTGCTTATTTAACAGTTGTTACTGTATTAGATAACAGTTTATACTGTTTGTCAATTACAGATTTATCTGTATTATTTTTTCCATAACAATGAGGACTTTAAAAAATGAATAATCTTGGTCAACGAATTAGAGCTAGACGAGAAGAATTGAACTTAACGCAGGAACAAGTAGCTTCACAAGTTGGAATAAAACAACAATCTTATCAAGCAATTGAAAGTGGGGAAGTAAAAAAACCTCGCTATTTATATGAAATATCTGTTGCTCTTAAATGTGATATGGCATGGTTATTAAGCGGAAAAGAGAAAGAAGTAAAAAATGTAGAGCCTATAGCGCTAAAGGCTAGCCAAGTACCTTTAATTAGTTATGTTCAAGCAGGAGTTTGGACTGAATCATGCGAATTAAGAGATTCAACAGGATTTGAATACATTATGACTTCATTGGAATTATCAGATAAAGCATTTGCATTACAAATAAAAGGCGACTCAATGGAGCCAGAATTTAAAGAAGGTGATGTTGTTATCATAGATCCAGCTATTAGACCCATTCCTGGTGAATTTGTTGTTGCAATGAACGGCGAATCAGAAGCTACGTTCAAAAAATATAGAGAGTTAGGACATGATGAGCATGAAAGGATGCAATTTGAACTAATTCCGTTAAACCCTGACTATACAACAATGAGTACACTAACCCAGCAAATAAGAATAGTTGGCACAATGGTTGAGCACAGAATATTTAGACGTAAAAGATAATAGTTCAAAATAAAACACGGCTAACCGCTTCGGCGGTTTTTGAATAAATAAGTTGTTAAATCAATAATGTAAGGAATAATACTTGATGACAGACAATATGGTAAAAGTAGGAAGAATTATTAGTGATTCGGAACCTATCGAAGATGGCATAAATAATTCTTTCAGATGTATCGCTTGTTGTGATAATGAAGAATATCCTGTTGTAGCGAAGTATATAAAAGGAATTGAGATATTAAAAGAATTAATTTGTGCTATATTAGGTAGACTAATAAATTTACCAATTCCTGAACCTATATTACTATTAGACCAAAATGATGTTTTCTGTTTCGGTTCTCTTGATGTTGGGTATCCAAATCTCTATCATAGATTAAATATTCAAGACCCATATTATATTGAATTTCATTCAATAATTAAAAACTGGAGCGCCCTTGAAAGCGCATCTTTTTTTGATGAATTTATTATCAATCCAGACCGACATTCTGGTAATTTATTATACAATGGAAAAGATATAGCTATGATTGATCATGGTTTATCAATGCAATTAGATAAATTTACACCAGACTATGATGAAGATTGGAATAATATATTATTTAATCATTTGCTATGTAAATTTACCGAGTTATCTTGTGAACATAAATTAGATAAAATTGCGCTATGCAACAGATTAACTATTTGGTGCGAAGAAATAGAAGAAATAAATAATAATAATCTAATAGCTAAAGCTATTAATAAAATACCTATTGCTCATAAATCGAAAAATGAGTTACTATATTTTCTAACTAGTCGTAGTGAATTCATTCAAAAAATCATAAACAATAGAATTAACCCAAACCAGATGGATTTTGTAAATGTTTGATAGTAATAAATTATTATCCACAATACCACAAGCGCCAACTTATAAAGCCATTTGGGCTCCAATTTACTTTGAGCCAATCATGGGCTCTGGAGAAAAACTAACTATCGCTGTGGTAGCTGTTAGCGAAGGTGGTGAATTTAAAATTAGACAATCTATTAGACAGTGCGTGGTTAAAGCTATGTATGGTAACAAATCAGATCAGTTTAACTCTCTGATTGAATTAATTATTTCTAGTCTTACTTCACATCTAAGCAAAACAGAAATTCTAGAAAACTGGAATGTTCCTATGCAAGGTGTTGTTTTGGGTAAAATAAAAAGCACCTCATCCAGTGATATTATCGGGGTTCTTAGGCAAGCTGTGATGCTAACATCAAGCCTGTCATCCCTTGACTTTTATTCTAACGATGAAGATAATGATCAATATTCATCAGATAACACTTGGTCAAAATTATTAAAAGATATAACTATAAATAATCATCCAAGCTTCGATCGTTATTTTGATAGAGAATTTAAGGTTGTATCAGAAGCTAGAGCTGCTAAGATATTTTTCCTAAGTGATCGCTCTGCAATTAATACCGAAAGATTAAGACCAAATAACATAGGGACAGATTTAGATAAAAACAAAGCAAGATTATTAGATTTATTTGCTATCAAGGATCACGATAATTTCTTTACACGAAGTACACATGAGCTTATTGTCTATAGACCGACTGAAGATGATATCACATTTAGCAAGCGACAGATGAAGCGATTAAATGATGCTTTATTAACGCTAGAAGAAGTTGGAGATAAGCACTCAATCATAGTTACCCCTGTGAACACTCCGCAGCAAGCATTAAAAAGGATTGAGAGAGCTGAATTCAATTTTGTAGCTTAAACAGACCCGCCCAGTGCGGGTTTTTTCACGCCTAAAATCCCCCCACCACAACTTTAAAGCACCTTTCTGATTAAAAAATAATCAGTTAGATTAATTACAGCTAGAAATACAGTTTTATCTGTTTACTTAATACAGTTTTGACTGTAACATTACTTTTATCAACTTTATTTTAGTTTAATAACCATCATATCTGAATTAATTCAAATGGTTAATAAAAAATCAACCTCAATAAGGAGCTACTATGAAGACTGCCTATTTATTAAACCACGAATCACGAGAAAGAATCCAAGAAACACTAATTCAAATGAAAGCGGTGGCCATGTTAATCAATGAAACAACATCCCCAGATTCCGATAATAGAAACGACCACGTTAACACTTGCGCTTGGATGATAGCAGATCGGTTAGAAGAGACATTAGAAGCTTTAGATAACTTACCAAGACAAAAATGAGGTAAAAAATGAACGACAAGAATGTATGTACTCAATTAACCGCTGATGAGCATGAAGAAATTGATTGCCAATTATTGCAGTTAAAAGGCGTTGTCGGGTTAATTCTAACAGTAACAAAACCAGACGGAGATTATGCCAATAATCAAATTAATAGCTCGGCGTGGTTGGTTGCTGATGTTATTGAAAACATAAGAAGTAAATTAGAAAAATTATCAAAACCTGTTGGGTGGGAGTAAAAATGAGTAATTTCAGCTTAGGATGTTTTTTAGATGAGCCATTTATATCTCTTTTGGTTAGTGAAGGGAAAAAGCCATTATTTAGTGCTCTTTTCTCAGCAAAAGAAATCCCTAATGTGATAAGGCAGTTAAATAATCGATGCATAAATGCTATCGAACCTTTAACCAAGATTCATAATCGATTTTTAGAAACGGGTGATCTCAATTGCATATATGAAGTATTTCCACAAATACTTATGGAAATCAGGGAAAAGGCAAACAGCGGATCCCCTAAGACCGCCATCAAAGGGGAAAATCAAACCAACAACTTGGGAATGAAACCATGAAAAATAGTATCAAAAACAATTTATCTTGTCCAGTAATAGCTGGAATCTCTATCACAACTGATAACGAAGGTCGATATAATCTTAATGCGCTACATAAAGCTAGTGGGGGCAAAGATGCTAAAAGACCTAAAGCGTGGTTAGCCACAAAGTCTACTCAAGAACTTATTGAAGAGCTAAGGCAGAATTCTGCCTTCGGTCAAGAAATAATCACTGTCACAAAAGGCGGTATTAATCAAGGTACTTTCGCCCACGAACTTTTGGCCATTTCTTATGCCGGTTGGATCAGTCCAAAATTTCAGTTGACGGTTAACCAAGTATTTTTGGATTACAAAAAAGGCGAGCTTACACCTACACCAAAAATCGACAACTCAGGATTACCAGAATTAAGAAAAGCGAGAGCGATAAAAGAAGTTTATAACGTTGCTGAAAAATTATGTGGCAACTTATCTAATTTGAGCTCGCCATCAAAACAAGCTATCTATGCTAACTTAATTAATCCAATCGCAGGTTCTGTTGTCCCCTATCCTATTCTAGATGGACAAACTTATTCAGCAAAAGAAGTCGGTGCACAACTGGGAATATCGTGTCATAAAGTAGGACTAATTGCTAATAAGTACAATTTGAAGACGGCTGAAAACGGCATCTTTGTGCTAGATAAAGCCGAACATTCAGATAAACAAGTCACCAACTTTCGTTACAACGAAAATGGAATAAAAGCCATTAAATCACATATGGAGGTATAACCCATGTATAACCCAGTTAATTATTTATCATTAAAATCCGCCTCTAAAGAAGAATTAAGAGAAGTGCTTAGTATCGCAAATGACGGTATCGGTGCTATTGCTGACACGCTTCGTTGTGCCGATTTAACTACTGTGGATGATGAAACCATGAATCAATTCGGTTCTGCGTTACTGATATTAAAAGGTGTTATAGAAAATGCTTTTATAAAAATGGAGGAATCATCCAATGAATAATCTTATGTTTACTGTTCACACTTGTTTTGAAAAATTTGTTGTTAAAAATAAGCTAGATTTTTCATTGGTTCGAGACCCAAGCATCAAAGCATTAAACAACTATGTTGAAAACGATACAGCACAAATCTTTGATGTGTTTGCGCAAGGGTTCCGTTCTGCTATTGAGTATCAATTAACACAAGGTAAAAGCGACTAATGGAAAAATACAAAATAACAAACTTGATGCGTACATGTTAAATAGGAGACATAAAGATGAACTTAACTAAAATGATTATTAACAGCGAATTAAATGAAGTTGCGGCAAATACGGTAAGACAGCAATTTATAGGATTAGCAAAAAAGCATAACCCAAGTGCTGATTTTTCAGTTACAAATGATTCTAATTTACTTAATAACTTTTCTAATGAAGATATACGCAATCAATTCAGCTCATTTATAGCTGGTGCGCTTTTAAATCAGTCAGCTTTAGCCGCTAACGCATTCGGCATTATTGCAGACGAGGTGCATACTGCACTTGATAGCTGGGATGAGGAAAGACTTGGTATGGCTAACGAAATGCTATTTTTTATTAATGATCTTTATATTAAGTATTTCGGTGTTGGATTTATGAAGATTGTTGAGAAGAAACCATCAGAGCTAAACAAATAATAAACAATCCCCCCCAATGGGGGAATACCCCTCCCTAATGAATTAACGCCAAATTTGGCGAAAATACAGTACAAGTAAAAGTCTGGAGAAAAATAAAATGTATGACTTAATCGAAGAAAAGGAAATCATGCAAAAGTTTGGCATCAAAAGCAGGACAACAATTTATAATTTGACAAAAAATAAAGGTTTTCCTGCTGCTGTATTGAATTATCCAAAGCGATACAATAAAAAAGCGGTAATTGACTGGTTTAATAATGGCGGAATTAATCAACGTGCTTGA